GCGAATCAGCTCTTCGGTGATGACAACGATTCCTGCGATCTTGGCGAAGTCCAACGTGATCGAGTCGAACGCGAGTGAGCTGAGTGGCTTCGGAGCCCCTTCGCCGACCCAGTTGACCGTCGACGCTGTCGTCTGTCGCGGCACCCTGACCTTGAACGGCACCCGCGTGAGACCAGGGATGCGTCCAATGATTGTCAGTGCGCGCAAGTACTCGGCATACTGACTCGATAGGATCTGGTAATTGACCAAAGGCGCCGCCCAAGTCGTGTCAGTGGTGTTGCCAGCAGGAACCGGAGCCTTCAACACTTGCGCAACTTCCGGCGTCTCAGCCATCCATTGCGGATTGGCGCTGGCGATCTCATGCGCAGAGATGTTGTCGATCCGCGACCACATCTTGGCCTTGACCAGCCGAATGAACGGCACCCACGGCTCGACTTCCTTCTGCCTCACAGACACACGCGGAAAACCGTTACTGCCATTGACAGCACGAATCGGCGCAGGCTCCATCGGATTCGAAGGCGGGACGGGAACAGCCTTCTGCTTGTTGCTCTCCTCCAGCTCACGCAGCCGAACCAGATGAGCGTCGATCGACTTGATCTCGGAGACGAGGGCGTCGTAATCCTCGGTCTTCGCCGCATCGAGAGTCTCCAGACTCTCTGCACTCTGCTCCATGATCTCGTCACGCTGAGCAACTTTCGCAGCTCGCGTGTTCTCGAAACTAGTAATCGTCTCAGCGATAGATTTCTTCATAGCGTGTTTGGTCTCCTTGACCACAACAGAGGAAGTTTTTGCTGTGACGCCAGCGGACACCACTCGATCCTTTGATACTTGCTTGTGACCTGACGCGGTCAGCAAAGCATCATCGATTGAGCGAATCGTGGAAATTTTGCAGTCGCTGTTAGCGGGGATTGTGACGAGACTCAGCTCGAGCCACTCCCACTCCTTGATACGCCAACCACCTTCTTTCATGATCTCGTAAGCATCGATAACAAAACCGATGCTGACAGCTCCGACCAGCTTGGCTTTAACGCTCTGCCAAGCTTTATCGAGAAGATTCTTCAACTCTCCTGGCTCATCAATATTGGCGATGCGAGCTTTGAATGGAATGCCTTCCTTAGTCGGCTTGGCAAATTCCACATGCCCAACCGGAGAATCAGAGCGATGCTGCCAAAGGAGTGGCATCGGCACGCTAAACTTCGCACCCATTGGCTCGACAATGTCACCAATACGATCAACGCGCGGCGTTGAAGCAATGCCTTCAACCACTCGCTCTTCATCCTTGAACGATTTGACCGTAAGCGTCGAATAGGCGCGATTGAGCTGCATATCAGATACTCCTCAAGAAAATAGCGGCAGTTAATGTCGGCCGCCACGACAAGGGGGTGAGCAGAACCCGCGTGGACAAACTCTGCTCTCCACCGCTTCCTCGCGAGAGGAAGCTCTATCTCTTCTTTGAAGGTGTAACGTGCGGGCCGGTCGGAACCGCAACCACAACCCATCCCGTTGTAGGCGTCCAAGCAATCTTAACTTCCCATCCCGGCGTCGGAGTGGTGGGTGGCTCGATCGGAGGAGGAATCTCCCCAGGAGGCGGGAGCACGATCGGATGCGTCGGCTTAGGCGCACCACCTTCCTGGCCAGGAGGTGCTACGCCGCCAGACCAACCAGGATCAATCGGCAGTGGTTGTGTTGGATCGGGAGGCAGCACAATCGGATGCGACGGAACACCAAGACCAATGTCGATGCCATAACCCGGATCGACTGGTCCACCGCCACCCGGCATCGGTCCACCACCGATCACAAGATCTGGATTGACTGCCGCAACCAACACCGTCTCACCTGCCTTCAGCTTAATAATCGGCATAACATTTCCTCCTATTTCTTTCGTCTGCGATCGACACCCTTGATGGTGCCAGCATTCCGACTAGCATAGAAAACGCGCTCACCGCGCTTCTTGCCATATGACGCAGTCATCGCACGTTTGACTTTACGTCCCTTCTTGGTCAGTGGCATTTCAGAGTCCTCCCTTTTCAACACAGACCCACTTCTTGTCAGTCATCACCCATACCTGTCCTTCAGGACAAGTGTTGCGCTCGACCGTCAGGGCAAAGAGGGTGAAGAAGACGATGGCCAGCGCGACCACCAACCAGAGCAACTGCTTCATCGATGCAGCGGTGGCCCAAAGACTTGCCAGCCCAAAAGACCGAACAAAATAAACAGGAGTAAATTGCCACCGACCACGGCGTAGGGAGCCAAATAACCAGTGTGGACAAAAATCCCAAACACTAGCCAAATCAGCATTAATATATAGAATGCTAATCCAAGCGTCATGGCGTCCCTCCCACTGAGGTTAAGGTGTGATGACTCGAACGGAAGCGCAGCTACGAAAGAAATTCAGCGCTCATAAATGTGATGCCAAACGTCGCGGCATTGCATTTCTATTATCGTTCGAGCAATGGCTCAATATCTGGAAGACATCTAGACGACTAAATCGACGTGGTTGCGGCCGTGGTTGTTATGTCATGGCTCGTCGTGAAGATCGTGGTGGCTACGAGATCGGAAACGTAGAAATAATCTTATTTGAACAAAACGCTCGCGCTTATCGTCCTACCTCTGATGCAAAAGCTAGAACAGGCGCAGCACACAGAGGAAAAATTGTATCTGCGGCAACACGAAAGAAATTATCGCAGAAGGCCAAGGCGAGACTTTATTCTCTGGAGACAAGAGCAAAAATGAGTGCAAGTGCAAGAGTTGTTGCTAAATCAAAAACGAGAAACGAGAACGGAAGATTTGCTTAGCAGAGACCCAATGTCATGGTGCTCTCCTCGATGACAGATTCTAAAGTGTGGGGTAAGTGACTAAGACAGCACGAACATCTCGAACACTGGCTCTTTGACTTCCTCGGTGTTTGCCACACCAAAAGCCATTGTCAGAGCCACCATGCCGTCAATACGCCGCGTCGACTTCTGCTTGCTAAGCTTACGATTGTTCTGCGGATCCGTGAGGACAACAGCAGCATCAGCACACATCGACAACACAGGATGATTGCCGTGCGCCATGTTGGCGTTGAGGATCACCACTTCCAGTTCACGCAAGGCTGGCGACATCGACTGGAAGCCCTGACCAAACTCTTCGAAGTGTTGCGTGATCTTCAACTCATCAAAATCATTCCGCAGCAGCGACGATTTCAGGTTCGAGAAATTCCACCGGTCAAAACCGATCTTGACGATATTGTATAAGTCAAATTGCTCTCGCAGCCATTTGGCAACGTACTCGTACTCGATTGTACTACCAGGAACTGTCTGCAGAAATCCCTGCTTGGCCCACATGTCATACGGCACGCGGTCAGACTTAGACCTTTCGGGCAAGCCGTCTGCTGGCAACCAGAAGGTCGGATGCACTTGCCAGACACCATCAACTTTTCCAATCATCACACAGGCAGTGAGATCGTTTGCGGCGGACAGATCGAGGCCAGCATAGACCGGCGTGTCTTCGTCAAATGGCTCAGGCTGATTACCACACGCATTCCAGACCGAAGGAGCAATGAACCTAGTGCTAGCCGCTACTCTCTGATTGAGGACAAGATTGCGATAGCCAGCTTCGCTCGCAGGCATACGCTTGGCATTCGCAGCCATGGCCAGCACTTCACCGGCATTCTGGAAGTCACCAAAAGCAGGATTAGCCTGCCGGATCGCTTGTTCACTAAACGGATCAATATCCATTTTCGCAGTGAACAAGCGGATGACAGTGAATGGATCATGCTTGGCCAGTGCATCATCGATCAGCATCGACAAGAGGTCGCTATCGTTAGGCGCTTGGGTCGAGATAATGACCGACATCGGATTGCGATGCGCTGCAGTCGCCGTCTCCAGCGCGTCGTACAGCTCGCTACGAGGGCCTCTTACTTGGCCCAGCTCATCGTGAATCACGAGGACGGGACTGAGGCCGAAGGCAGTGGAGACTTCAGCTGAGAGCGCTTTGTAGCGAGTGCCCGCGCCAGTGAAATGCAGCTCTTTCGCAGTATCCTTGATGGTCACGTGATGCGCGAGGATGGAATTCAACCTGACTATTTTAGCCGCAAGCTCGAAGAGGATACCCGCTTGATCGCGTGATTGAGCTGCGCTGTATATGTGGGAATTTGGGACAATACCCTCGCCAACGAGATGGTAGAGCAAGATGAAAGCAGCCAACGACGTCTTAGCATTCTTGCGACCGAAAGATAGGATTGCGCGTCTCGTTTGCCCATGTGGATTCGCGTAGATGTCCATCAAGATGTCTTTTTGCCAATCCCTCAAACGCACTTTTTGCCCGACATCAGGGCCTTCTGGTATGCGGCAAAATTCTTGAATCCAGGCGATCGTCTTCTCGCCCGGAGGCAGATCTTCGATCGCAACTTTTGTTGGTGGCGGCTTAACTGTTTTGCGCGATTTGCTTGAGGCCACTCCAGGGACTCTCTGCTTGATGTGTTAACCGTGCAGAAGATCGTGATGGCTGCACCGATTGTGGAGTGAGACGTAACAGCGTCATCAACCGACAGATGATCGAGGTCTCCCGTTCTTGAGCCAAGATCAACTCCTTGAGCTGCTTCGCACCATCAGGGTCTAATGCTGCCTTCTCTATCAGTTGAGCTATACGCTTTGCCATAACAACGTGGCGGGCATACTGGCACAACAAGGCAGTGTTACCAGGGCAAAACCACTCGGCTGGCATAGAGTCAACCGCAAACCGAAACTCGGCAGCTTGCTCATCTGTTAGCACATTTGGCACACGCACTCGACGCATCACCTCGACATTGTCTTCAGACACTACCGACAACATCTCACGTGAAAGTTTAGACTGTCTTGCCATGTTTTTCTCATGTGATTTCAACCACTTACATTTCTTACAATAGTCAAAAGCAAGTCAACTTTAGCAAAATTCGAGCCCCCGGTGCTTCTC